AATTTTCGATACAGAATCTTCAGACAGAGCGTTTGAAGAAGAAGTAATGTTATCTGGATTCGGAAATGCTTCTGTAAAACCTGAAGGTCAAGGTGTATCATACGACGATGCGCAAGAAACTTTCACTGCTCGTTACACAAACGAAACAATTGCTTTAGCATTCGCGATCACTGAAGAAGCGATCGAGGACAACTTGTATGACAGACTTGCGTCTAGATATACAAAAGCTTTAGCAAGATCAATGGCGAACACTAAGCAAACTAAAGGTGCCGCTGTATTGAACAACGCGTTTACACCAGCATACGCTGGCGGTGACGGAGTAGAATTATGTTCAGCAGTTCACCCTACGCTTTCTGGAACTTTCGCGAATGAATTAGCAACAGCTGCTGATTTAAACGAAACTTCTTTAGAACAAGCGTTAATTGACATTGCGGCGTTCACTGATGAAAGAGGCCTAAAAGTTGCGGCTAGAGGAATGAAAATGATTATTCCTTCTGCGCTTCAATTTACTGCTGACAGACTTATGAAGTCTGAAGGTAGAGTAGGAACAGCTGATAATGATATCAATGCTATCAAGA